TGAATCTTCCACATACTCCGAAGATAGGAAAAAGTTTTGATTTTCGCTCATATAATCGGAAGTTTTCATTTTCAAATCTTCACTAATTTCTTCGCAAATATTTTTTATGTAATAGTGCATATCCATCGATCTTCTCGCTTGTGGATTATGGTCTTTTACGTTGAAGAATCTTTGACATACGATGTTTCCACCTAAACTAAGCAAAAATTCAAATTTTGTGATGTCCATTTGTTGGTTACTCATAGTTTTTAATTTTAATAATTCTTTTATTTTTTTCTTTTGTTGTTAGTCGAAGGAATGGGTTTAGGAAATTAACGAATCCGTCATCCGATTTTGGTAACAGACTAAAGATTCCGTCATCCCTCATCATTCTCATCGCGTTTTTATAAGACCTACCTTCTTGGTCTAATTTTTCATTTATTAGTAATTCTATATTTTCTTTTGCCTCATCAGTTAAAAATGGTTCCTCCAAACTTACGATACGATTATTCACATCAAAAAATTCTTCACCTAATACTCCATGTTTGGTAACACCTGTTAGTAAATTAGCAACAAGTTTGTTGTGTTTATCTTGTTGAAATATTTCTTCACATTTGTTCTTAACTTGTTCAACAGAAATATGTTCGGTTTTTAATTCAGGGAAAAGAGATAAAAATCTTTTTACTCCCATTCCTCTAATTCCTGCGATGTTGTCTGAAGAGTCACCACACATCATCTTAACCAATTTGACATTCTCAATTAAGATTTCTTCATGGTTATAAACAATGGTATCGTTTTTTTTGTAAAGTTTTCCGTGTGACGGATTGTAGATTTGTGTATTTTCTGACACTAACTGTGTTAGGTCACCATCTGAAGAATAAACTATTTTTTTCTCTTTAGGTGAGTTCTGAGTATAGTAAGCGATGTTGTCATCGGTCTCACAATACTCATACTCTCCCTGTCTTACAAATAACTCTTCAAGATATTGTTTTACTCTATCTCTTTGGAAAGTGTAAGAACTTATTTCTTCTTCAGAACGAAGACGTGATTTTCTGTTTTCTTTGTATGGTGCGTAAATTTTCTTACGAGTTTGAGAACCTTCCAATCCATCCCAAAATACCACTATCTTGTCTAAATTGTATGTCTCAAATGTTTTTCTAAGAGTATTGAGAAAATGATAAATTCCTCCAATATGTTCTCCCTTATAAAAGGCATTTTTGAAACCATAGAAACCAATCGTAAGTAAATTATCACCATCTACTAATAAAACAGACATTAAATAAATTTATTATAAATCACTTTCCTCTGTTACAACTTGTGTATCTGCGATGTCTGTAACATTAACACCTAATTGTTTACCGATGTACTCACTGTTATCACGTTTGTACTCTTCGATAGAACGTTTTTCTTCAGTATCGTCTTTACCATGCATAAATCCTTGTGGAGTTACCAAGATACGACCATCCTCATATCCACCACCATTAATGTGGTTCTTACTGATTGAGATTTTAGTACGTGTAGCGATTCTGATTTTTCTCTTATCTTTAGTGATAGAGATTTTAGTAGTTCCCGCACCTTTTTGGTTACCGAATAAAAATACTAATGATGAGTTTAACCAAATGGCTTCACCACCTTTAGCTTTGATTTTTGGTTGTCCAAAAGGATTGTCAGGTAATTCTACCCAAGGTTGATTAACGATAACCAAACTGTTTGTGTAAGGTTTGTCAGTTCTTCTTGACCCTGAGATACGTTGGTTGATTCCCATTCCAATCTTATCAGCTAAAACTGATGCGTTGTGTTGTTTACCACCTTTACCATCGTAAGTCATTTTACAAGGAACTGAACCTACTGAATCCCAAAGGAATAACATATCGTAAGGAATGTCACCCTTTTCTTGAGCGTCCATCAATTCATTAATGTAGTCTGTGATTTGTTCGATGTATTCGAAATCACTATTGAAAAGATATTCACCATCTTTATCAAAACCCATTAATGTTGCGTGTTCCCAACTCCATTTTTGTTCTGTGATAATGAACACAGGAAGGATACCTTTCTTTTGTGCGTCTACTGCTGTTTTTACTAAAGCCGTTGTTTTACCTGTATCACTATGTCCTAATAACATATTAATGTGACCCATCGCAGGACCTGGAAGACCTGTAGCTTCCAAGAAGGCGTCTCCTAAATCGAAGAAACGATCAGCTTTGTATTCGGCTTCTTTCGAGAATTTCTTCTTGATTGCCGAGAAATCTGTTTTTTTAATACCTGCCATTGTTTTGTTTTTAAAAAAGTGGCCCCGTCAAAATAACGGGACCCCTATGAATTAATTAGAACGGTAAATCTTCATCTGCGTCATCGTCAACTTGTGGGTCAACTACTGGTGTAGATGGTTTTGGTGCTGCTAACACTTCTTCACCTTGTGAGTTTGAAACCCATTTCTTGGTTTCTGAATCCCAACGTGGAACTTCACCTCTTGCCACCATTTCAAGATATTCTTCAGGTTTTTTAGAATATACATCAGACCATGTTAATTCATCATCTAACCACAATTTAGATACCGCCTCATCTGTATTAAGTGGAGACGCATCTTCAGGGATGATTGAATTAATTGTTGTGTATTCTTTACCTGTACCTGATTTGGTTAGAGTTAAGAACAATGTTAAGTCACGTCCATTTTCAGGATTAGTAACGTCACCTTTCTTTTGGAAGATTGGGAAGATTTTATCTAAGATACCATCTTGTTTTGCGTTGTGTTTAAATCTCCAAAATTTTGGACCATCTTGTTCGTGGTCACGGTCAATAACCTTAACAATATAGAATTTACGTGAACGATATTGACGAGCTAATTCACGGTCAGAGTCAACACCAGTCATCTCTAAACCTTCTTTAACTTCGTTCAATGGTGAACGTTTTCCTTCTTGTTTTGGGTCATAAAGTTTTACCCATTTTCCATCTACTTGGATTTCATGGAAATAAACCTCTTTGAATGGTGAGGAACCATCTGGTGTAGGAAGAATACGAATTCTTCTTTCTTCACCCTTAGAACCTTTAGGAAGTACAGTTGTGAAGTATTTCTTCATTCTGTCTTCTTGGTTAAATTTGTTTGCATTGCCACTTGTGGCGTTTTTGCTCTTCTCGTACTGTGCTAGTACCGCATCGAATGTTGACATAATAGTTTAATTTAAATTATAAAATCAGTTATAGAAAAAAGATACATAAAAAAACCCGAATTAGGAAATCCGGGTTAAATTATTTTTAAAATATTTTTTGTTCTTAACAAGGAACCGAAGGATTCGATGTTTGAGTTGAAACGAGTCCAGTGGTTACCAACACATCATCCTTATAATACCCTATAACAGGTATATCAGTTTTCAGTGAAATTAACCATGATATGAACGAAGGTCCCGCAGAATCAAATGAATATGTGAAGTTACGAACTGTTGTGTTAATACAATTATAACCATTTGTCACCACAACTACAACTTTATTATTATATGATGCGTTTGGACCTGTATTACCTGTAGCCGCTGCTATATCGGTAGCACTGATGCTATAGTTATAAGATTGGTAGAGTGAGGTTGCTGTAGGTGTTGGTGTAGGTGATGCAGGTGTCGCCGTTGGGTTCGCAGTTGGTGCTGGTGACGCCGTTGGGTTAGGTGTTGCGGTTGGGTTAGGTGTTGATGTCGGATTAGGTGTTGGATAATTCGTTTCTGTTGGACTAGGTGTCGAATTAGGGGTCTGTGTTGGTGTTGCCGTTGGATAAGCTGTCGGTGCCGGTGTGGCGGTTGGCATTGGTGGTGCCCATGAGATGATATAATCATCAAAAGTCCCCATTAAAGATGTTCTTGATTGAACTTGGTATCCATATGTACGTCTTAATACGTTAGCCATATTATCATCCATGAATTGATTCGGAACTACAATACGGTAAAGTCCTTGTGCTGTAGCACCTGTAACCAAATCGTTAATGTATGATAAGGATGTCCTTGTTTGGGTTGAGCCAGTTGTGGCAAATGAACCTGAAATCATTTTTTCTTAATTATTTTATTCTAAAGTTAATAAATAACTTAATTTATTTAATTCACCTAACATTTCGTCACGTATATTCAATAAGTCCGTATCTGATGGGTCTAATTCCATTTGTACGAAAGCACTTCTTACCGTTGTAATTAGTCCTTTAATATCAATGTCTGATAGGTTGTTTAATTGAATTGTTTTAGTTTCATCGTTCAAAACAAATCTACCATACTTACCCATTGCGGATTCAACAAAAGTATCAATTAAACCGTCTAACACTTCGTAAAATCCACCATAAGCATTGTGTCTAGCATAACCTTTTGTCTGCCAGTGGTTGATTTTCATCTGTATTTGTAAACCTAAAAGAAAGTTTACATTAGTAGCTAAATTCATCTTCTTGATTTTCTGGATTAAATGATGATTTTATTGTATCGTTCGAATAGTCTTGTACGTCTTGTTTTGTTAAAACATATTCATTTTTACCACTCTGTCTCATTTCACCTTGTTTTGCCGCGAAAAATTGTTGTGGGTTTTGATTAAATGGATACGAATCTAAAGAACGCATTTCAAGTCTTTCTTGTGCTGTTGGTTCTTTAATGTTTTCAATCTTAGTACCTAACTCCTCGATTTTAGCAATTACTGAATCCATGCTAGATAACTTCTGTTCCAATTCCCCTAATTTAGAGAAAACTGAATCCATTTGACCAACTACATTGCTTTGGTCATTCTTATTATCTTCGATGTCTTTTTTGATACTCTTAGTCATATTAACTAAATCAGTAATATCAATCTCTTCAGTACCTCCCATGTCTCCACCTAAATCATCTGTTGGTGGTGTTGGTGGTAATGCTACGTCATCAGCCGGTGGGGCTGGTGGTAATGCGTCATCTGCAGGAGGTAAAGCATCATCTGTCGGTGGTGCTGGAGGTGCGTCCTGTTCCATAATCATTTTCTTAGCATATTTGTTAATTGCTTTGTGACGATTAAGTTCTTCTAATAATTTTTGTTCTAACATAGCTTTAGTCTTGTAATAATTGTCTACCGTCTTCGGTAATGTATTTTTTATTTATTCTTTCAACAATCCCGTCTTTTGATCTAATCACGTAACATTCTCCTGTTACCATATCACATTCTTCTCTTTCCATTCCATCATTAGAAACGTTTCTAACTTGTTTTGGATTCAAGAACTGATTAATACTGTTGTTTATTTTATTGTTCTCCATAATATTAATGTTATAAGTATAAATATCCCAATATTGTTATTATTTCTCTTTTATTTTGAAATAAAGGACTCCACCCGGATAAACATTCAATTCATCCATCAATTTCTTTGATAAACCAATACCATATCCTTGGACATTTGGTCCAATATTAATTGGTCCTTGGAATGTTGATTGGTCATATTTAACCGCGTCGTTATCTAATACTTGGTTTATGTTATGTTCTAATGTTATTTCCTTATCAGGTTTATCTGGGTTTAAAAATACCGTCTTAACTTTATTTGAAAGTAGGTATTTTGCGTTTGTTGAAACAGGTATAAACTTAGTCGAATAATACTTTTGACCATTTCCTTTAATTCCTGACCACTTGATATGTTTTAAATTACCTTCTAAGTTAATAATTGACATAGTTGTGTCATCAGGGATTGGATATTTTTCAGTTCCCATCTCAACGGCAACCGCTCTATACCATTCCTTATCTCTAAATTTAACCTTTTGGATATATTTTTCATTTTCGGCACCATTATAAGGAATACCGAATTTATCAACATTCGCCTCCTTAACGATTTCTTCACCGTTAATTTGTTTTTCACCTTTGTCAATAAGAAAACTTCCCTGTGGAGTTACAACAATTTCACTTGTTTTAGTGGTATTATTTAACTCATTAATCTTAGCCGTTGCTTTGTTCATTATCTTATCGAACAATGTACGGTAACTAGATACAAATGAATCCTTAGGGTCTGGTAATGATATTGAAGGTAGTCTTGTTCCTTTGAATGTTGTTTCAATACCTGTTCCTCTAATTTGGTGACTCACCTCAGTTATCCAATATGAACCTCTGAACATTGGTATGTTTTTTAAGTAGAAGAACATTGTTGGTTGAATCATTACGTTACCCATACATGTGACTTCGCAACTATATGACGCTTGTCTATAGTAATCGAATAAACCAATATCCACATTATACGTACCCGCCCCTGATTCAGATCTTGCCAAGTTTTCTAAAACCACAAATGATTCCGATGTATTTTTAAGTGTAGCTTGGTCTAATTGAATACCTTTGAATATACTTTGATGTTGGTCACCAACACTTACCTCAAACGCAACTACTTTATTTGACTTCGCCAAGTTTTCAGTATTAAACACATCAGGTGTGGTGATAATCAATGAGTTATTATTTACGTTACCAATATTAAAACTATCATCTTGGAACTTGTATTTTTCTCCCATGTCGGATGGTCGTTTTGAAACAGGTCCGTCCACATATTGTACAACAATCTTAGGTGCGGATTCTTGATAATCAACTT